ATCCTTTTTGAGATTTGTATTAGCAGCGTATACTTTCTACTTGGCAATTGATTTAACTGGAATGCTGCGTTATTTAGTAATAGCGATTGGAATATCGCTCATTGTTAAGGTTGTAGAAGATACTCAAAAAGAGTAGTAGAAATGGGCAAAACAGATACATTAGACCGATATTCAGATAAGCCTGATTATGTTATTAAAGCCGATAGAGAAGAAAAAGAGGCTTGGGATGCATATTTAAAGTTTGTTGCATACGAACGCCTCTCGCGCCAAGCTTTTCATAAATGGCAGAAAGCCTCAAACGCAAAAGTAGATGCCTATCACAAATGGAGAAAGGAAAGTGAGGAGTGAACATGGAGATTATTGAGCGATATACATCAGCGGCAATGAAATTAGATGATTTGAGAAGGGAAAAAGCCCGATTGAAAGACGAGGTTATCCCAGAGGAAGTTAAGCGGGCGTTATGTGATATTGACGAAGAATTTGAGCCACTTGAAAGGGAAGCTCAAAAGGAATTAGAGGATGCTCAGGTTGAGGTTGTAAAAGCCGTTCTGGAACGAGGGCAGTCTATAAAAGGGTCAACGCACATGGCAGTTTTTCGAAAGCCTTCGGTTACTTGGGATACCGAGCTGCTGGAAAAGCTTAGCCAGAAATACCCTGAGATAGATTTGGCAAGGAAAGTCGGCAACCCGTCAGTGGCAATTAGGTTGAATAAATGAAAGGAGAGCATGAGAATATGTATAAAGAGCCAATATATGCTGACGGATTAAAGATTTGCCCCAAATGCTTATCTTCAGAGTTCTGGGTAATTTGGAAGCAATGGTTTACTGCTGATGATCATGGGGACGTGTATGCTGGTATACAATGTAAAGCTTGTGGAGCGATGTTTTATACACGCGAATACTATTGGGCAACTATGGCGTTCCCAGAATAAAGAGGAGAGAACATGAAGGCTAATCGTATTTTTGCAGAGGACATCAAAGCTTGTCCGAAGTGCGGATCAACTGAGTTTTATCAGGATTGGGCAGGCGGTGAAGATTACATGGAGCTTGTAGGTATAGCTTGTGAAAATTGTGGTGAGTATTATCCAACTGAAAGAGGATGGATAAACAAGGGTGTTGAGTCAACTGATATTAGCAATAGCAAAAAGGAAATGAAGTAATCATGAAAATTATCCAATACTACGCCGACGAACTTGACAAATGTCCAGAATGTGGCGGAACAGATTTCTATGAGCTTTGGAGCGGGGACGATGAAGACGCAGAGCTCGAAGGGTTAGTTTGTAAAAAGTGCTGTAAGTCTTATCCAACCAAGAAAAATTATCTGAGACATCAGCGCAAAATAGATAAAAATTTCGGTAATTATAATATTCCTTACTGAGTAGAGGGGTATAATGCAGCCAAGCTATTGTTTGACTTGTTCACATTGGAAACGGCTGGACGATCCATGTGTAGGTGTGTGCAAAAAACTACACGAATATCGGTTCCAGCTTGAGGGAGAACATTGCGAGTTGTATGAATTCTGTGAGGAGCGCGAAATCAAGAGTCCAGGCTACATTCCACCACCAAAAAAGTATGTAAATAGGGGTAGAGACATAAAAATAATTGAGCAAAACGCTGAGAAAATCAGAGTTTGGCACAAAAACGGTAAAACCTTTTATTGGATAGCTAAAAGCATTGGAATACCGCCAAAGAACTCAACTTCGATATCGAGATGGTTAAAGAAGCATGAAGAGGTTAGTGGATGACAAATCAATTATATCTGGGCGATTGTTTAGAAATATTAGATACGTTTAAGGAAAATAGTGTTGATACCTGTATAACAGATCCGCCTTATGGTCTGGGATTTATGGGTAAAGAATGGGACACATTCGATAAGTCCCAATTTGGCATTGCTGGTAATGAGGGCGAAAACGACCTAAAAGTCAAAAAGAACTTCAAGGTTTTGCCTCGATATAACAACGGGGCTGGACTATATGATTTTGCATTGCAGTGGGCAACCGAAGTATACCGAGTTTTAAAGCCAGGCGGATTGCTACTGGCATTTGGTGGAACGCGCACCTACCATCGCCTTGTCTGCGGGATTGAGGATGCTGGGTTTGAGATTCGAGATACTATCGCTTGGGTATACGGAAGCGGATTCCCGAAAAGTTATAATTTAGGAAAAGGAATAGATAAGTTTGTAAAAACTGGCAATGCAAGTTTGAATGGAACAGGGGATAGCAGTAATGGTGCGCTTGGATACACAAAGCTCCAATATGAGCAAGGATATAGACCCGATGATTATTCTAATAGACACCAATCGACTGGCGAAATAACAACAGAAGAAGGAATGTTGTGGGATGGTTGGGGCACGGCTTTAAAGCCAGCGATGGAGTTGATCGTGGTGGCAATGAAGCCCCTTGACGGAACTTATGTTGAGAATGCCCTCAAATGGGGCGTGGCTGGCTTGTGGATTGACGGGGGAAGGGTAGGTACTGAAGAACACATAGTTCACGGTAAAGAGGCTGGCAAATTCCAGCCTAATGGCGGTGAAACGATAAAAGATTATCATGAAGTTAAGGGGCGATTCCCTGCGAACTTTATTCACGATGGCAGTGATGAGGTGCTGGATTTATTTCCCCAAACTGGTAAGTCTGGGGTTGCTGTTCGTCATAATAGTGGGGGAAATACTTTTGGTGGTGATAATCCAAAACCGCCGATGGAGGATATGGGATATAGAGATTCAGGTTCCGCAGCTCGCTTTTTTTATTGCGCAAAGGCAAGCAAGAGCGAACGCAATGCTGGGTTAGAAGAAATTGAGCCTCGACTTGGCGGAAGCCTTGAAGGCGGAAATGATAAGCGCAACGGGAAAAATAAACCACAACTTTCGATGAGACAAAACCATCACCCCACAGTCAAACCAATTGCATTGATGCGTTATCTCGCACGTCTCACTAAAACCCCAACAGGCGGGGTAGTTTTAGACCCGTTCATGGGTTCTGGTACTACTGGATGTGCATGCGCCTTAGAAGGGAGAGATTTTATAGGAATAGAGAAAGAACCTGATTATTATGAAATAGCGGAAAAGCGCATCGCTTATTGGTCAGCACAACCAAAGTTGTTATAATTAATCATCCCCAAATGAGAGGCACTCATGAGTTTAGAAAGTATTTTAGACCAACTTAAAATTCCCGCAGTTGATAAAGCTGAGCTCCTGGCTGAGTATGGCACACTGGACGCGGATACTTGGAGTGAGGAACTGGAAATTATCGCAATGGCATTCCAAATCGACCAACCGCCAAGTGGAGAACCGCTACAATGCGCTCCCTGGCGGGAAATGTGGGAGGAGATGGTAATAAACGGTAAACCCGTGAGAGAAGCCATCTCAGAAGTTACGGTTGCACTTCCTCCTAACCTGAGCTTAGCCGTAAGCGGGCTTATTACTTCAATGGCAGCAAAGCTTGGAACTAACTATCAGCGCCTCAAAATTGGTTCACGCTTCTCAGTTGCCCGCGCAAGACGTTTAGGGAATCCTCTCATAAATCCGCCTGATCCCAAACTACAAGATGCGCTGGAAGACATCCTAACACCAGTAAAGGGGGTAACGGCAAGTGTAAGATATTCAAACTCAGAATCCCTACTCCTTACCTGGCTGGACGAAAATGGAAAGTTTATCCAAACTCCTGAAGGCGATTTATACTACCTATGGCAGGAAAAACACAGACTATTTGAGCTGGATACTGAGCGCTGGCATGCGTGGCTTCACGAACTCACAGGGATAAATCCAGCATCTAAAAGCTTCGCCGTATTTAGCAATGCCTGTAAGACAGCAGCAATTCTCAATAGCGAAGTAAAGCGTGTGGTAAGGCTGGCATATTATGACGAAGACACGCATTTGCTCTGGGTAAGCAGGTTTGACGGCAAAATCTATTGTTTGAACGGAACTGACATCAAACTTCATGATAACGGCGATGCCCCAGTAATTTTTGACGATTTATTTATCTGGGAGCCTTATAATCCCGACTTCACCAACACCAATAACGCAGCAGAAATAATTTCCTCAGTAGCAAACTGGGAAGAACCAAAACATGCTTGGGCTTACCAGGTGTGGACGCAAAGTTTATTCTTTAACGAGCTGTGTCCAACAAAGCCCATAATGGTGCTCCTTGGCGAAAAGGGAAGTGGTAAGAGCATGACCTTGCGCATCTTACTGAGGTTACTATTTGGACAGTGGTCACAGGTCTCAGGCGTACCAACAAAGCCAGATGACTTCTCAGTAACAGCAAGCCACTACCATCTGTACGCAATGGATAACTTGGACTCAATGGAGCCCTGGCTACAAGACAAACTTGCGCGCATTTCAACAGGCGCAATGGACGAGTATCGCAAATTATACACAAGTAAAGAAATGGGCATACTCAAATATCGTTGCTGGATTGCAGTTACTGCGCGAACCCCTGATACTTTACGCCGTGATGATCTTGCAGACCGCCTACTGATTTTACCCCTAAACCGCATTAGTGATGATGAGCGCCGTCGGGAAAGCTTATTCCTAAACGAAATCGATGAACTGCGTAACTCTTGGTGGGGCGATATTCTAACAAACCTGAACGCTGTTGTGCGTGAACTACAAAATGGTGGACTGCCATCGACATCCGAACTCAGAATGGCTGATTGGGAAGCGCTGGGGCGCGTTATGTCTATTCAGAGTGGCAAGTTAGATTTGTGGGAAGAAATTGTAAAAGACTTAAAGCGTGCACAAAACAATTTCCTTGCAGACGGAGAAATTGTAATCGAGGCAATTGATACTTGGCTGAATAGCAAGAGCTCATCGCTGATGAACAGTGATAGCAATGTTGAACGCTGGGTTACTGCTCGCGAATTATATACCGAAGCCCAACAACTACTATTCAACGGAAACAAACCTGACAGTGATTGGCCTCGAAGTGTTAAAGCATTTTCAAGACGGTTAAACGGTCTTAAAAGCGTATTAGAAAACAGATACGACATGATAAGTCGAATATCACGTGGCAATAAACAATACATGTTTCTTAACAATTGAAAACCTTGTACAAAATGTTAACAAAATGGCGTCGAAATGACAAAAATGACAATCTTAAGACCAAAAAATGGTGGATTGGTGGATTTAAAATGCATTTCCTATTAAGTTTCTCCTTTTCACTTAAGGTGTATTACCCTATATTCTACATTCTTACCCTCTTCCCCTTTGTACACGGTGTTAATAATTAATACTAAGGATAAACTTAATGAAAAGTCGTTTTTAAATCCACCAATCCACCACGCAAAGCACTTTTAGATATGGAAAACAACCAAATTCAAGGAATTAAGCTCGAAACAGCACTTTACTTTACTCAGCACGGTATTTCAGTTGTGCCAATGCATTTTGGCACTAAGATACCGCGCATCAAGTGGAGAAGGTACCAGCAGCAACCCCCTACAGAG